TTTCTTTAGATACTAACTTAGCAACTGGATTAAGACCTAATGAAGGCGATTTAGTCTATTTCCCATTATCAAATAGTTTATTTGAAATTAAATTTGTAGAACATCAAAATCAATTCTATCAGTTAGGTAAATTATATACCTTTAGAATGAGTTGTGATTTATTCGAATTTTCTGGAGAAGATTTCGAAACTGGTATTACAGACATTGATACAGACATTGCACTAGCTGTAGCAACTGGTTTAGAACTTACATTAGCAGATACTCCGACATTGAGAGGATTTGTTGTTGGTGAAACAGTCAGTCAACTTGTTTCTGATACAGGAGTTATTATCACAGCAGAAGTTCAAGCTTGGAGTGAAGATACAAACAAACTTACTATATCTGGTATTAAATCTACAGACACAGGTGATCCACCTACTTATACAAGTTTCTTAGCAACAGATACTTCTGAAGGATTCATAGAAATGGAAGCTTCTTCTGAAGGTGATAGAATAATAATGCAGACAGGTCATTTTATTGACTTTGAATCAGGAACAACAGCTATAGAAATACCAAGTTACATAACAGACGGAGCTACAGGAACAGACAATATTGATTTAGAAACAGGCACAGTTGGAGATTCTATTGCATTAGAATCAGGAACAGGAGATTCAACTACATGGGATCATATAGTTCTTGAAGATAGTTTAGTATCTAGAAGAAGTATAACATCTGTTGGAAGTGAACAAGATTTATCAACAGACCCAGGTGCATTCAATACAGAAATTGAAACAGATGCTGACGGAATCATTGATTTCTCAGAAAGTAATCCATTTGGAGAGGCTACATAATGTTTGGAGAACATTTTTATCACGAAACAATTAAACGAAGTGTATCAGTCTTTGGCACTTTGTTCAACAACATTAGCATTAAAAGAGCTTCTGGTGAAACAATTAAAGTTCCATTAGCCTATGGTCCTAGATCAAGATGGATTGCTCGTCTTCAATCAACTTTAGACCCATACGAAAAAGCTATCGCGATCACATTACCAAGAATGGGATTCGAACTAACTTCTATTCAGTATGATGCAAGTAGAAAATTAACAAAAAAGAAAAGACTGAGAAAGGCTAATGCTAGTAATCCATTACAGATGCAATATCAATATGCTCCAGCTCCTTACAATCTAGGATTTACATTAAGTGTTATGGTAAAGAATACAGACGATGGTTTACAGATTATTGAACAAATAATGCCTTACTTCACACCTGATTATACAGTTACTATCAATACAGTTCCTGATATGGGTGATAAAAGAGATATTCCGATTATTCTTGATAGTATGTCTCAAGAAGATACATACGAAGGAGACTTAACAACAAGACAAGTATTAACATATACTTTAGACTTTACCATGAAAAATTACATTTATGGGCCTGTTACTTCTTCTGAAATTATCAGAACTGTTAAAGCGAGAACTTATATTGAGCCAGGAACTGGTGAAATATCAACTCAAGATACAGACGGAAAAGTAATGGAACAAACAATAACTCCAATTCCAGGAGACGCGGATCCAGATGAAACATTTACTTATAATGAAAATGTCGATTTCTTTGAAACACCAACAGTAACTTATTCAGACGATAAATCTAGCGATCCTAAATAGTTATAAATACATATATGAGCAAAGTTGATGAAAAACTAGATGAACTTCTAGATATAAAGAGTGAAATTGTAGAAGTAGAAAAAAATCTCCCAACTATATTACAGAACAAAGATAAAAGTCAAGAACAAAATTCTGATTACAAATATAGTCGAGAAGTTTTCTATGGCCTTGTAGAACGAGGTCAAGATGCAATAGAAGGTATCTTAGATATAGCTAGAGAGTCAGAACACCCAAGAGTCTATGAAGTAGCGGGTCAATTAATAAAAACAGTAGGAGAAACTACTGAAAAACTTATAGACTTACAAGCTAAGATGAAAGAGTTAGATAAAGATGAATCTATGCCTAACAAAGTTCAAAACAATCTGTTTGTAGGTTCATCAACAGAATTACAAAAGTTACTAAAACAAAATGCACAAGAATGAAGGTTATCTCGGTAATATCAATGTCAAACGAGCTGGCGTTGAATCCGAATGGACAAAAGAGCAAGTATTAGAATATAAGAAATGTATGGAGAATCCCGTATATTTCATAGAAAATTATATTAAAATTATATCTCTAGATGAAGGTCTTGTTCCATTTAAACTCTATAATTATCAAGAAGACTTAATAACTCATTTTGATGAATCAAGATTTAGTATTGTATTAGCCTGTAGGCAATCAGGTAAGTCAATAACAGCATGTGCCTATCTTATCTGGTATCTATTATTTCAACCAGAACAAACAATTGCTATATTAGCGAACAAAGGTTCTACAGCTCGTGAGATGTTAGCTCGTATTACGACAATGTTAGAGCATGTTCCATTTTTCTTACAACCAGGAACTAAAGTATTAAACAAAGGTTCTATTGAATTTGAAAACGATAGTAGAATCATAGCATCAGCCACAGGAGCTAACTCTATTCGTGGTTTATCTGTAAACTTACTGTATCTTGATGAGTTTGCATTTGTAGAAAACGCTGAACAGTTCTATACATCTACTTATCCAGTGGTAACATCAGGTGGTAAATCAAAAGTTATCATAACTTCTACAGCTAATGGTATTGGAAATATGTATCATAAACTCTATGAAGGTGCTGAACATGGAAGTAATGAATATCAACCATTTACTGTTAATTGGTGGGATGTCCCAGGTAGAGATGAAAAATGGAAAGAACAAACAATAGCGAATACTTCTGAATTACAATTCGAACAAGAATTTGGTAATTCATTCTTAGGAACAGGTAATACTCTAATTAACGCAAATACACTATTAGGTTTACAACAATATGACCCTATATGGAGTAGAGAAAATACATACATTTACGAAGAGCCAAAAAAAGACCATACTTACATCATGACAGTTGATGTAGCTAGAGGTAGAGGACAAGACTATTCAACATTTTCAATTATAGACATAACTGAAAAGCCATTTAAACAAATAGCGATATATAGAGACAATATGATCTCACCATTACTATTTCCTGATGTTATTCATAGATATGCTAAACTATATAACGAAGCTTTAGTAATTATAGAGAATAATGATCAAGGACAGATAGTATGTAATCAGTTATATTACGATATAGAATATGAGAATGTATTTACACAATCAACTGTAAAATCTTCTGGGATTGGCGTAACAATGACTAAAAAGACAAAACATATAGGCTGTTCTACGCTAAAAGAAGTAATGGAAGAAAACAAATTACAAGTTAATGACAAATTTACAATCAATGAATTAGTAACATTTGTATCAAAAGGACAATCATGGGAAGCTGATGGTGGCAATCATGATGATTTAGTAATGAATTTAGTGTTGTTTTCATGGTTTATAACAACACCATACTTTCAGAGTTTAACAGATTTGGAACTCAAAAAGATGTTATATGATGAACAACAACAACTTATCGAAGATGAACTTGTTCCAGCAGGTTTATTTGATAAGGGAGAAGAAAAAGAAGTATTTATAGAAGGCGGAGATGTTTGGACTGTAGTTGACGATGCGAAAGTCTATTAGTTCAAATAACTGTTAATTATAAATACTGTTTAATGGGAGAAATGTTTCTCTCATAAACTTTTAAAATATATAATTATTTTATTTAAATAAAATTATTAGGAGATAATAAACATGGCATTTCAAGTTTCGCCAGGAGTTCTGGTTCAAGAAATAGATGCTACTAATGTTATTCCTGCAGTCTCAAGTTCTACAGGAGCATACTGTGGTCACTTTGGTTGGGGTCCAGCTGAAGAGGTCAAAACAGCAGTTTCTGCAAAGAGTCTTGTTGACTTGTTCGGGGAGCCTGACTCTACGGATATAATGGCTGAACACTTTTATCCAGCTAAAATGTTCCTAGATTATGGTATTGACTTAAAAGTAGTTAGAATCGCAACAACCGGTATGGTTAACGCGACAACAACTTCTGGACAAAGTTTATTAATTAAAAACTTAACTCATTATAGAGCTAACTATAATGACGGTTCAGCAAGTGTTGGACAATATGGTGCTCGATATGCAGGAGCTTTAGGTAATTCACTTAAGGTTTCAGTATGTGGTGGCGCTAATCCATATGCTCAAGCAAGTGTAACTACAACTAATGGAACATCATCAGCTGGAGGAACTTCAATAGAAGCAACTCTAGGTGAGAAATTCATAGTTGGAGATATAATCACTGCAATTGCATCTGATACAACAAGATACAAAATTACAGCTATCGCGTATGATTCAGGTTCAACAGGTCCAGCAACAATCACAGTAGAGCAAGAAGATGACTCAACTCAAGGTCTTGCAGCCGCTGTAGCGAGTGGAGCAGCTATATCAAGAGAATGGCAATATGCAGCACAATTCAACGGTGCCCCAGGAACATCTACATACGCAAGTAATAGATCAACTGCCGGTGTAACTGATGAAATGCATATAGTTGTTATTGATGAAGACGGAGATATTTCAGGAGTTCCTGGAACTATCTTAGAGAAATATGAAGATGTTTCTAAAGCTTCTGACGCTAAAGATGATTTTGGAGCAACTAACTATTATGTTACAGTTATAGAAAACACCAGTGAATATATCTACTGGTTAGACCATTCCGGAACTTTCACATCAGCTGGTTCAGCTGCTGCTGGAGTTACTTTCGGAACTGGAACTTTACCAGAAGAAAATTCATTTACGAATGGATCAGATGGCAGACAGCCAACTACTGGTGAGAAAATAACTGCATGGGATACACATTTTGGTAGTGCAGATAATCAAGATATAAGCTTGATGATCTCAGGAAGTCCACAAGCCGATAACGGTAGTGGTTCAGCTGTTGCAACGAGAGCCGAAGCAACAAGCTTTTACAATCAATTAATGAACATCGCAGAAGATAGAAAAGATTGCGTCGTATTCTTTTCACCAATCAGGTCAGATGTGGTTGACAGCGGCACAGCCGGTGCAACTAACGCTAAGGCCACTGCAGATACATTAAATTCATCTAGTTACGCTGTAATGAGTAGTAACTGGTTATATATTTACGACAGGTATAATGACAGATATTGTTATGTGCCAGACAACGGAGCAGTCGGAGGACTATGTGCTAAGACTGATTATACAAACGATGCATGGTGGTCACCAGCAGGTTATAACCGTGGTCAAATTTTTGGTGTTACAAAATTGGCTTATAACCCAACTAAAGCTGATAGAGATGCTCTCTATAAAGCAAGGGTTAATCCAGTAGTAACATTCGCAGGTCAAGGAACATTATTGTTCGGAGATAAAACATTACTTTCAAATGATGGTAGTGCATTCTCAAGAATCAATGTTCGAAGACTGTTCATAGTGTTAGAGAAAGCAATAGCAACTGCAGCTAAGTTCCAACTATTTGAATTTAACGATTCATTTACAAGAGCTAATTTCAGAGCAGCTGTTGAACCTTTCTTGCGTCAAGTACAAGGTAGACGAGGTATCTATGATTACCAAGTCATTTGTGACGAGACAAACAACACACCGGCAGTTATTGACTCATCTCAGTTTGTAGCTTCAATTTTTGTGAAGCCAGCTAGAAGTATCAATTTCATAACATTAACCTTTGTAGCATCTAGATCAGGTGTAGATTTCGAAGAACTCTACGGTCAACTCACTGGTGCAGCAGAATCATCAGTATAAGGGGGTATAGAAAATGGCAACAATTAACCAATTCAAAGCCAACTTAGTAGGTGCAGGTCCAAGAAATAACAGATTTGAGGTATTCATACCTCGAACAGGTAGTAGAATACAGTTTTTGTGCAAAACTGCAGCTTTACCTGGACAAGTTATTGAACCTTTAGAAATGAAATACAAAGGTCTAACAGTTAAACTAGCGGGTGATAGAGTATTCGAAAACTGGACAGTAGGTATCTATAATGATACTGAATTCTCAGCTAGAACAGCTATAGAAGCTTGGATGGCTGATATTGTACCACTAGATTCTAGTGTTGGTCCAGTAGGATACGAATATATGGTCGATAAGGCTACTGTATCTCAGCTAGGTCGTGACGATTCAGTTATCGCAACATACGAATTTTTCAATATGTGGCCAACTAACCTTGGAGCTATCGAATTAGATACTGAAGGTGGAGACGCTATTGAAGTCTTTGATGTTGAGTTCTGTTACTCACATTTTGAAAGAACTCTATAAAAGAGTCCTTTTGAAGGGATATAAATATTAGTATGGAATTATTTGGATTAGAAATAAAGAGGAAACAAGGCGACGAAACTAAAGCACAAAGTTTCGTCCCACCTCAAAATGATGGGTCTGTTATCGAAATCGGTAAAGACCATGGTATGGGTGGTTTCGCTGCCACCGGAGGAGTCATTGGTCAATATGTTGACATGGAAGGCGGAGTCAAGAACGAAGCTGACCTTGTTACAAGATATAGAACAATGTCTCTCGTACCTGAATGTGATTCAGCGATTGAAGATATAGTTAACGAAGCTATATCATCAAATGATTTAGATGCTCCGGTATCTATTAACTTAGATAGAGTTACTCATTTTAGTGATTCTACTAAAGAAAAAATTCGTAAAGAGTTTGATGAAGTTTTATCTTTATTAGGTTTCAGAGAACTCTCACATGACATATTCAGAAAATGGTATGTTGATGGTAGACTCTATTATCATAAGATGGTAGATTCTAAGAACACTAAAGTAGGTGTTCAAGGATTAAGACCTATTGATCCTCAAAAGATTCGTAAGATTCGTGAGGTTGATAAGAAAAAAGATCCTAAAACAGGAGTTGAAGTTGTTAAGAAAATAGATGAATATTATCTTTTCAATGAACAAGGGTTTGATAAGAGTGGTAATAACACAGGTCAAACAGTAAGAATTAGTCCTGATGCTGTGACTCACATAACATCTGGACTACTTGA